CGCGGGCGCGGCCGGAGCCGCGGGTGCGGAAGGGGCTGCCCACGCCGGGGTGGCTGCCGGGGCGCCAGCCACCGGAACACCAGCGCCGTCAATGGCCTTGTAGCCCTTGATCTCGTTGGATGCCTCGTAGTGCTTGCCGTCGGCGCCCGGGCCTGCCGGGCGAAGGGCAACCTTCACCTGGAGCGGTTTGCCGTGGAGCTGCTGGCTGTCTTGCACCTGGATGACTCCGACGGCGTGGCAGATTGCCGACAGCGTACGGTAGGCAATCTCGACCGCCACCGGGTTCTTGTTGAACAGGTTGAGCCGATCGAATTGCTTGCGACCAGCGTGCTCGCCACTGATGATGGTGAACTCGCAAGCGAGGAAACCACCGGAGCCATCGGCGGTCGGCTTGACTTCCGAGGCGGTCATCTGGGCGTTGTACCAGCCGGCAGGAATCACTTCCGGGGCGGCTGCAGGGGCGACGGTTGAGGCGTCGAAATTAAGTTGAGCCAAAGCTATCTCCTTAGCAGTCGAAAAGGTTGACCGGGCGGCTAGACTGCCAGTCGCCGCCCAGCATGCGAAAGGCTTATTTTACGCCGAGAATCTTGTTAAATACGTAGGTCAGATCAGGCTTCTCGACCGCGTCTAGAGCCCCACTCCGATCCTTTGCCTCGTACTGCAAATCAGGAGCTGTCTGGAAGAACCGGTACTCCGCCCCATCCTTCGTCTTGGCAAGGCCGAGGCGGAACACCTCGTCGAATAGGTACGGAAGCTGAGGCCCAAGCTTCGACCCGGGCATGCTCGGGCCGTACTGGATGATACCTGTCATGTCATCCTTCATCGGCTCCTGCTTGGCAGTCATGACCACATTCTTTCCGGACAGATCGCGGTAGGCTTTGATTGTGGCCATCGTCTTCTCAATCAGCTCGCCGTATGCCTGCCGCGGGTCTTTCACCAGCGCCTTGGCGTTGGCCAGAATGACCTCCCCGATCTCGGTCAACGAGTCAATATATACCGTCTTGAATTGGCGAGCCTCGACCGACTTCTCGAGCCACTGGTGGGCCTCGGTCAGGTCGTTGACCGAATTGATGTGGATCATCGGGATGCCCACGTCGCGTAGGGACAGGATGCCCGACTCCGCTGACAGAACGATGGGCGCTGGGGCCGTTCTGGCGAGCCAGGTCTTCCCAACCCCGGAGCGTGAATAGATGAGCACCTTGATCCCGTGGAGCTCGGCGGATTGGGCGGTCGTGGAGAAGCGGAGGGTCATAGGTATACCACCATGTAGAGCCAAAAGCCGAGGGAGGCCAGTGCCAAGACAACAGCAATGCCTTGGAGGGATCTGGGCATCGGCTTGTTTTCGCCGTAGTTCCAGCCGGGCGGTGGGTCTTCAAATGCCATCGTTTCCTCCGGGGATGAATGGGGTTATGGGGCCAGCGTGGCGAAGAACACGCGGCTCCAGAAATTTCTCCTGCCGCTTGGTGAGCGGGGTCATCGTTCCGCCGTTCTTGGCGAAACCTCCAGGAACCTTCGGCCCACGCTTGGGCGGCGGGCAACCGGCATTTAACCGGATACCCCGGTCACCGGGAGGACGCCAGTTGAACGGCGTGTTAAGCGATTTGATGACGGGCTCGGTCTCCCCATCCTCGAGCGGCCAGTAAACAGGGTAGGTCATTTCGGGGCCTTCAGTTCGATGGTCGGGGAGGCCGGCTTGATGGTCAGCGCTTGGTCGAACACATGGGCGGCCTCCGGGTTGATTGTGGCCATCGCTTTGTATGCCGAGGTGACCAGCGACGCCTTGTACTCCAAGAGCGGATCGGGGTTGACTCCCATCTCCCGGAGCTTGGCATACACCGCCGGGATTGCATCGAGGTCAACCTTCCGGTCGAGCTTGTATGTGCCCTTCAAGACCCAGCCCTCAGCGAGCTGGAAGTCGTTCACGCCCTCCTTCGGCAGCGGGAAGAACTCCGCCATGACGGCTTTACGCAGCTCCATCTCTTTCGCGATAGCCGGCTTGAAGGAGGCAACCTCCGCTTGGGCGGCAAGCCAGTCGGCCAGAAGCTGCTGGCGCTCGACGCGCTTCTCTTCCATGATTTCAACTTCTAGTGGTGTCGGCATAGATACCTCGTTGGGTGGTTAGAAAACTAGCAGCCGCTGATCACTACGAGGATATCCGCCTCGCTGTCAGGGTCGAACTGGAGCGGTGTCTCGCAAACCGGGCACTTGAATTGGTCAGGGGTTTTTGCCAGAGCTTCAACCGCTTCTGCTAACCGCTGGTGGAAGGCCCTGATCACCGGGCTCTTCTGGGTTAGCTCGTCGGTGGCGCTGAGAAACTCTTCGTTGGTCAAACCGTTATGTGGCATCGGCATTTAATTATCTCCGTGGTTGGTGCCCTATTATAGCCCGGGCATTCGGGCATCCACGAACCGTATTTAGTTCCCAAAATACTATTACCCTATCCGGGGCTGGCGCCCATATAATAGCCAAGGCAATCTAACCAACGGAGAAACCAATAATGCCCTCGATTAAACAGGAGCCCTATGATCAGCCCGGTCTGCTCATGCGCCGAACCGTCGAGCTGCTTCGGGAGCGCAATCTGCTGAAGGTCTATGAGGATACGAAGATTCCTTTTTACTGGCTGCGGAAGTTCTCCAGCGGCGAGACCAAGAATCCCTCTGTTAATCGCGTGCAGTACCTCTATGAGTTCCTGAGCGGAAAATCCATTCTCTGAGAGCTTCCATGTATACCAATATCCCGGCAGAGCTGCGCGCTCTGGACCAGTGGGTTGTGGCATATGCCGACAAGCTCCCGCTTGACCCGAAGACAGGTCACCATGCCAGCGTTACCGACCCGACGACGTGGGGATCATTTGAGCAAGCTCGGGCGACCGGCTTGCTGGTGGGTTTCGTTCTCACCCCGGATGACCCGTATGCCATCATTGATCTCGACAACAAACCCGACAACCCAGCCACTCCGGAGGAGATAGCCCGGCAGCATAAGATCCTCGACGCCTTTGACAGCTACACTGAGCTATCGGCGAGCGGTACCGGGTACCACATCATCGTCAGGGGTCGCCTACCGTCCGGCGTCCACCGTGACAAGGTCGAGGCCTACTCTTCCGGGCGGTATATGCTCTGTACGGGCAATGCCGTCAGGATGGCGCCCATCAACGACCACCAACCACTGCTGGATATCCTCTACGGGGAGATGGCGGCACCGCGGCAGACAGCGCTAGTCGAGGTCGAAGGGACCTTGTCAGACGAGGAGCTTTTCAACCTGGCATTAAACGCGCGGAATGGGGAGAAATTCAACGCGCTATGCTGTGGGGATATGTCCGGGTACCCAAGCCAGTCCGAAGCCGATTTCGCCCTCCTTTCCATCATCGCCTTCTACACCCCAGATAACGAGCAGGTCCGCCGACTCTTCAGGATGACCGCGCTAGGAAAGCGGGAGAAGGCCCAACGTAATGACACCTACCTGAACTTCGCCCTTAGCAAGATTCGCGCCCAGCAGCCGCCGCCGATTGACCTCTCTCAGGTCGCCGCCAACGCCGCCGCCCTCGTAAAGGCAGCGCAGGAGAAGAAGGCTCCCGCGGCCACCCACCCAGACCCAGCTCCAGGAGAGCCCGACGTCCGACCCAAGCGCGGCAGGCCGAAGACGATCAACAACCCAACACGGGACCACTCCGCCCTGTTCCCTCCCGGGCTGGTGGGCGATCTCAGCCGGTACTTCTACGCTACGGCCATCCGCCCTGTTCCAGAGGTCGCCTTGGCAGCCGCGCTGACCATCACAGCCGGGGTCTGCGGGCGCTCCTACAACATCTCCGGGGCTGGGCTGAACCAGTACATTGTGCTGCTGGCAAAAACCGGGTCAGGGAAGGAGGGCGCGCTATCCGGCATTGACCGGCTACTCGCCGCCGTTCGTCCGCAGATTCCGATGGTCGACCAGTTTCTCGGCCCAGCCGTGTTCTCGTCTGGGCAAGCGCTTATCAAGGTTCTCAGCGAGCGCCCGTGCTTCGCCTCCGTACTCGGGGAGTTCGGTTTGACCCTCCAACAGATATCCGACCATCGTGCCAATCCCGCGCAACTGATGCTTCGCCGGGTGCTCCTCGACCTGTTCTCGAAGTCTGGGTGGGAGCAAGTGCTGCGGGCTTCGGTCTACGCTGACACCGAAAAGAACACCAAGATCGTTCAGGCGCCAGCCGTCACCATCCTCGGCGAATCGACCCCGGAAACATTCTTTGATGGTCTCGACACCAGCCATATCGCCGAGGGGCTCGTACCGCGGTTCTCCGTCATCGAATACCTTGGAGACCGGCCTCCGAGAAACCGGAAGGCCAACATCCCTCCTCCGCCCGAGCTGGTCGCCCGTTTCTCCGAGCTGGTCATGGTCAGCCTGACGACTACCAATAACCACAGCTGTATGGCGGTGCAGACCGATCCGGAGGCCGCGGCGTTGCTGGACACCTTCGACGCGCGGGCGGATTCGATTATGAACGCCTCGGTCCTTGACACCGAGGCAATGCTCTGGAACCGCGCGCACCTGAAATCGCTGAAGCTGTCGGCGCTGCTCGCAGTCGGGGTATCCCCGCATAACCCGGTGGTCACCGCTGACCTCGCGCAGTGGGCAATCGACTTCACCAACCGCGATATCCGGGGCGTTGCCGACCGGTTCGTGTCTGGCGACGTTGGGCAGGGCAATGGCAAGCAGCACCACGATTTGAAGGCCGTCGTGGAGGCTTACTTCGACCGGGAAAGCTCGGCGGTGCATTCCTACGACAAGCAATTGTGGAACGGCAAAATCATCCCGTACCGCACGCTATGCCGCCGTACCGCCAGCTTGGCCAGCTTCCGCACCGACAAAGGCGGGGCAACGGCTGGGTTGCGCGGGGCTATCCAGGTGATGTTGGATTCCGGAATGCTGATCGAGGTCAGTCCGCAGGTACTGCTGAAAGACTATGCATTTTCCGGGAAAGCCTACGTGATTGGAAGCTGCTGGCGGTAGGTTCCAGTGGAACGTTCCGGAATGCCTAATAATACCCGCCTACAGAATAGGGGCTTGTTTTCCGGGTTTAATAAGAGTTTATTTATTAAACCCTAATGAAATCAATAGGTTAGGGCGGGTTTTGTGAGTTTAATGGTTTGGCGCAATTATTGGAAAAAACAGGAAGTACCATAAAAAGAATTTTTTCTATTTATATATTATTAAACTTATTAAACCTTATATAAATTATTGATTTCATTGGAGATTTTAATGTTTTTTGGCAAAAATTTTTTATTAAACACAAAACTCAGAGTAATTCTGGCAATCAGGTAATCAATTATGTCAAAATCATTTGCAAGAGATAAGGGTCAGCGCGCTGAGCGTGCGGCGGTCGCGTTGCTCCAGCCGATTGTGGATAAAGTGTATGCACTCGCTGAAGTGCCGGAGGCGGACTGGCCGAAGTTAATCCGGAACCTTCAGCAGTCGCAGAGCGGAGGATTCGATATCGCCGGCATCGATTGGCTGGCGCTGGAGATCAAGCACCAGGAGAGCCTGAATATATCGGCGTGGTGGAGGCAGACCCTCCAACAGGCGGGAACGACGCGGGTGCCGGTGCTGATGTATAAGCGGAACAACATAGCATGGCGCGTTATGATGTATGGCTACCTGCCCGCGCGTGATCTCAGTGTAAAATGCCCTGTGGATATAGCCATCCACGATTTCCTCGTTTACTTTGAGAGCCGATTAACCATTGCACTGAGGAGCTAATATGAAAGACCAGAAGGGATATGAGCACATCGACCGCCCGTTCGATTGGCAGGATAGGCTGGTGCTGTGGGCGTGCGCCATCGCTGTAGCCGGGGTGCTGGTGGTTAACGGGGTGCTGTCATGAAAGCCATCGACGCAGCAATGAAAGGAACACCATGACCACCATCACCATTGAACGTGAACTGCTGGAGCGAGTGTCTGCTCTTCTGGATGAATATGACGCAGAGGAATTTGATTCCGCAACTGTTTCCGATGTCCGCGCCGCCCTACCAGCGCCGGCAACTGCACCAGAGCAGCCATCGTGGCATGACGCGCCGACTTGTGCGGGGTTGTGGGCAAACTCGGTCAACTGGCGTGTGCATAAAGTGCTCGAAGAAACGCTTGGCGCATATCAGGACACCAATGCACGCTGGTTCGGACCCATCCCGAAGGACAAGCCATGAAACCAGTTCTCTACCGCTACAAAGACTCTGAGAGCGTTGTCCGTGCAATGGATGGCTACACGCCCGGCGAAGGGTGGGAGCCGTTGTTTGAAGCGCCCACAGTGATCGTCAACCCTATACCCGTTGAATACCAGTACCACTACCCGGATGGAACGTGGCGATGCTCAAACGGACGAGAGATTAACGGAAGCAGGCCGACAGCATCACGGGCACTGTACGCAGAGAAGGACAAGCCATGACCCTACCCGCCGACATTGCCCGTTGCCGAGGTGTTGGTGATGATACCGAAGGATGGCGCCGCAGCGCTGGACTCATTGGGCGCCGCTTCCGACCTTCGCTAAGGGCGGTTAACTTCCCGCCAATGCAGGGTAGGCTGCCAGCCATTGCGATCTCGGCTGGAACCGCCCTTAAACTGCCTCCAATCGCCTGTTTAGCCAATGCCACCACCCCTGTCTGCCCTCCAGTCCCTTCTCCCAGCCGAACAAGCGCGTGTTCGCGCACTCATTCCAGCGTTCCTGGCCACCGGCTTCAGTGGACCACCTGCTGTGGTCATGATGGAGCGAGACCTCCAGCTGGCGGACATGGCCATCGCTAGCGGAGACCCGGGCGAAATGCTCCGCGCCTATAACCGACTCCACGGCTATCGAGAGTGACCCTCGTGCCAAAGGCATCTAAATACCGTAGGCGCTCATTTTGGCGGCTGGGTATAATGAACGGGCCATTGGCATCAACGAGGATCATTCATGAGCGGGTTTCCATCAGCAACCGGGGTTCGTAAGGCGAAGAGCCACCGGCGTGCTGGATTCGACTCCTATCAAGACTCCTACCGCGAGCAGGCGTACCGGATGTGCCTGCTCGGTGCCACCAATGCCGAACTTGCCACCCTGTTCAAGGTCACCCCGGTAATCCTCAAGCGATGGGAAGAGGAGATCACCGCCTTCGGTGCCGCCCTCCGCGCTGGGCGCGACGAGGCCGACGCCGCCGTGGCGTTCAGCCTGTACAAGCGCGCGTTGGGTGCCAGCCACCCCGAGACAAAGGTCTTCTGCAACACCGATGGAGAAGTGACCAAGGTGGACATGGTCAAGCACTACCCTCCGGACACCGCGGCAGCCACCACTTGGCTCCGCTTGCGCCAGCCCGCCAAGTGGCGCGAGGCACCGCCAGAAGAGACCCCGATGGATAACACGGCGAAAGTTCTCGCCGCACTCGCTTGCCAGCTTCCAGGATAACACCATGAGCAATCCAAAAAGGTATCAATCAGTACACCAGAAAGCGCTCTGCAAATCCGGTGGTTGGGCTTTCGACCCTGCGCACGGCACTACGCAGCGCCGTGTTCCAGTCTACTCATGGAGGGTTGAAGCCGAAGGGGCAACGGATCAGCGCTATCGCGTGGGCGTCTCCGATTACCAAGGCTGGAATCAGGAGCAAGAAGTTTCCCGAGGGGTATGTGGCGTCGGGAACCTACACCGGGCGTAAGCGCTGAATCATGGCCATTCAGTCCGAGCTCAGCCCAGCCACCTCGCGGGAAGTAGCCCGCTGGTATCGGTTGAAGGACCACGCTACCCAGCTTGCCCTGATCAACGATACAGCTCGCTTCAAGGTCATTCCGGCCGGTCGGCGGTCTGGGAAGACGGAGCGCTTCAAACGCTACGTGGTCAAGAAGGCTATGGCCAACCCCGGGCGGCGATACTTCGCCGCGGCACCCACGCGCGACCAAGTCAAGAAGATATTCTGGAACGACCTCAAGCTCCTTTCCTTCGCCTCAATGCAGCCGAAGCGCCCAAGCGAATCGGATCTCATTATCTACTTCGCCAATGGTGCCGAGTTACACCTGATCGGCCTTGACCAGCCGGCGCGCATCGAGGGCGTCGTATGGGCTGGTGGTGGCATCGATGAAATTGCGGATGTGAAG